GTCTTTAAACGGGCAGTCCTTTCTTTATTCTTATGTTGATCCTTGTACAAAGGAGACTAAGTTTATTACAGCAGACATGAACAGCCCAATCGTGGTTGTTTACTATAATCAAGTTAGAACATTCAGCTACACCGAATTATCAGACGGGACTTTCGACTTATGGATGGCCGATATTTATAACAGGTATAAGTCAACCTCTCCATGTCAAGGGGCAGTAGCTACAACTACAACAACCACATCGACGAATCTGGCTTCAAACGTTGTCAATAGTGTAATGAATTTAAACTCTATTGCAAATGTTGGATCCTTAAGTTCGGTTGGAACAAACATAGGTGGAACTACTTCAACAGGTTCAGGATCGGTTAGTACTTCGAATAATAAAGAAGATGGAAATTCACAGTCGAATACGAACCAGGACAACAATGGAGATAATAATTCAGGCAATACTAATTCTGGCGGTAGCAGTGGGTCCTCTGGTGGCAGCGGTTCTAATGGTTCAGGTTCCGGATCGTCAGGGTCGGGTTCGTCAGGCTCCGGTTCGGGGTCAGGAAAAACCGAAGAGCCAAAGACCGAAGATCAGCCGACTGATCAACAAGTGGAAGAACAAAAGACCGAAACTCAAAAAGAATCTTCAAACTCAACTGCAAAAAGTACATCAAAAGCTAAAGCCGAAGTTGCTAAACCGGCTATTTTAGTTACCGGGGACATTGTTGGAGTTCAAAAAGCCGACGATGGATCTAGGGATGCTAGAGGAACAATGTCCTTTACTAGAGTAAAAGGAGACGGAACATCCTCATTAGGCTTTTCTGCCGACTACATGGTTAATGCCCGGATAGGAAATTTATCGGTAATGAAATCCTGGATTGGTGTTAATAAGAAAGGACATAAACACATTAACGTTGTTTCAGATGCTTTCGGGATACTACCGAAGTCTTGGTCAAATACAGCATTGTTCGTTAGAGTAAATTCGGTTAAGAACTTTACAGCCCTTTACGGAGGAGCTGGAACTTATGGAAACCTTTACGGAGAAGAAATGATTTCAACTTTGGCTATCGGAGGTTTTATGTATAAGGGTAAGTTAGCAAAAGCAGTAGATGCTACTATCATTGCTGCATGTGTGTATTCACCGTATACTAAGTATTACACCGAGTCTTTATTTGAAGCTAAGCCAATCGTTATTCCTTTCTTTAACTTTAATTATAAACTAACAAAAACCTTCGGAGTTGGATTAACAGGAGGAGGAACTTATGTTGCAAGTCAAAGCATTTTAAACTACCAAATACTAATGGGAGCTAAATTATTACTATGAGGTGGATCATTATTTTATTCTTATTTGCAAATAATCTACTAGGTCAATTCACCTATTCGGGATATCTTTATAATGCAGATGGTTCCGGAGCAAATAACGTTGCTGTTAAACTTTACAAGAGTACAGCCGGTGCTACTACTAAATCAGGCACTTTAGCTAAAATAACATCAGGTATTCCTTCAGATAGAGGAAGAGGAAGTTCGGTATTACATTCAACAGCTAATACAGATGAAAAGTCTGTAGCTATTACATTCCCTTCCGGGTTTAGTCCTTCTTACGCAGGCACTGCTTATTCTTCAGGTCACGTAAATGCTAACTCATGGTTTACTTTTGGAACAAGTTCTAGTTCTGGATACAATGGAAATGCTACTAGTCCTAACCAACCAACAATTCATATCGGTTCAGTTGATAATGGTTCAACAGATAATAACGTTTCCTATGTCTCAACTGAAAGTTATACGGATGGTACTTACGGAGATGTGTTTAGAGTAAGGTATGAAGGTAACTGCAAATATAACCAAACAGGAATCAACTACGTTTGGGATTTATACTTCATTAAAAATCAAGCTGCAAAACAGATAGTGGTTTGGAGAACATTCACTGCAGATGGATCTAATCAAGAGGTGATGGGTATATCAACAGGCAGTGCTTGGATGGCAAATACTTTAATAACAGCAGGTACATTTTCTAGCACTAGTTGGGAAATAAATACAACCTCAACTACTACAACAAGTTCTAATGTACTAGATGCTACCACTTACACTAACTCATCAGGATACTATTCTTTCTCAAGAACTACAGTAGCAGGTAATCAATTTACAATTCAAGTAGATGCTCCTACTAGGATTCAAGCTTATACAAACTCAGATATACAAGCAGTCTCTAATATTATATTAGGTAGGACTACCCGGAATGGATTATCCTTTCATATGTTTGATGTTAATGATGATGGAATAATCTCAGTTGCAGACAAATACTACATAGCAGGAAGAAAAGCAAGCCGGTTTTCTAAATGGAGAATAGCTCCCGATGTAAGAATTTTTACTACCGCTCAATATAATTTAATCAAGGCAGCATCAACCAATGTAAGGGTAACTTACCCGGGAGTAACCACCCACACAACCTCTACATTAACTTCAGGAGGAACATTAAACCTTTATATTATAGCACCAGGCTACTCAGGGGCAGTAACTTACTAATATTTATTAGTATATGCTTAACTTTATTGCACCCCTGCTACTAGCTTTGGCTCCTGCCGACACGACTTTCTTCCACGTTAATGTTGTTAACAATACTAAAATCGAAAAGGTTGGAGGGAGAGACATTACTTTCGGAGTAAAAGAAACAGTCGAAGAATATATTGTTGAACAGAAAGGATATTCACCAACAGACTCAAACGGATTTACAGTTACTGTTTATATAGATTCTATTTATTCTCCACAGCAAATCCTTAACATTATGGGAATTCAGTGGTTAAGAAAAGATTATATTGTGGAAACTTCTGTTGCTTTTAATACAGGAACCTGGAAAGGAGTTGGAGAAAGACGCACTTTCGTCTTTGCAATGTTCTTAAATGTTGAGAATGGCGAGGTTCCTTTAAATAAAAAGGCATTTTCTAAAGCATTACAGGCGAGTCTTAAGGATGCTTCCAAAAAGTTCTGATATTTATATTAAAGAAACAAAGGTATGAAAAAATTTTTTAGCCAACTATTTGACGATAACAACTCAATCAACGAAAAAAGCGTTGTAGGATTCGTTGCATTCTTAATGCTTTGTATAGCATTCTTAGTAGACATCATTACCGGCTATGCAGGTAAAGAGTTTGTTCTTAACAAGATTATCTTTGACGGATTCATGGTAATGGTTTTAGGATCATTTGGAATTGCATCTGTTGATAAGTGGATCAACAAGAAAAAAGA